AGGAAATCCGTAAAAAGCCTGTGAGCCGGCTACAACTTCTTTTGTTCTGGCCAAACCGCGCTGCAATGCATTGTCGTCCGGCGGTGTGCATGTGTGAATTGTGGTCGGGTCAGCAGTGCGCTTGCCGCAGCGTTCACAAAAGTTCCATTCCCGTTTAGCAAATTCTGCTGCTGCGACAAGGGCGGCAAAGCGTTCAAGCCACGCCCTTGTTTCGTGGTCAAGACAATACGGCTCACTAAGGTTGGCTTTAGGGTCAGCCTCACGCGCCATGCGGATGATGTCTTCTTGTGTCATGTGTTTCCCCTTGCTCGGATGGCATCGCCCCATGTCCCGCCACCCTCTTTCAGGATGTGGTCAACCACCTTCGCACACGCCTCACGCTCTTCCTCCTGTCCATGATGTCTGCCTCTTGGTGTGCAAGGCCGTACACAGGTGTTGTACTCTTGGCAGCAAACCTGCGACTGTCCCCTTGCTCGGATGGCTTCTTCAACTGCATCTAAGGTTGACGCGCAGACGGTATAAAAACCTATGGGCGTGTCTGGATACCAATGCAAATGCCACACGCTATCCGTTTCAACAGCTTTCATCCACTCCTCCCTAGAAACAAAATCTTCTGGGTCGTAGTATTCCTCAATCGTTTCATACACATCCTTGTGGGCGTTGTGTTCCAAGTACAGGCCGCACTTGTGTTCAGGTAACCAATTCATGTGTTTCCCCTTGCTCGGATGGCTTTGCCTACACCAAAATTTGTACCTTCACACCCCTCTATGTATTCGTCAGCCAGCTTCGCACACGCCTCACGCTCTGCCTCGACTGCGCGTTCTACCAACTCCACCAAGTGGGGGGTTGATACTGTCCATGTGGTGTAGTACTCCGACTCTTTAATCACCTTACGCATCAACTGGATTACTTCTTCTTGTGTCATATCAGCAGACTCCAAATCCAAATGCCCGTAAAGAACAGCAGCAGACAGACCACCATCAGCGCCACCAGCACAAAGCCGACTAAAACACTGCCGATCATCTGCCATGTTTCCGGCACTGGCTCAATGTCCTGCGGCACTGCCGGATACGGCTTGACCTTGCGGGTTTCCAACTCTGCCGTGGTGAAGTGGCAGTCCATGCCGCAAGTCGGCTGGCGGGGGCATTCCCGATACCCCGTGTCACACATCCTGGTCATGTCGCCACCTCCTCAGTGTTGGCCAAGTACGCCTTCAGGCGCTTGATCCGCTGCTTTTGGCAAGTGACCATTGCTTGCGCGTATTCCACGCCAGCCTCTGCCCTTAATAAATCATGCTCCGCATGCAGTAACTCATGCATGGCGGTTTGTGCTGGTGGCAGCATCTTGAGCGTTGACCTAAATTCAGTCCACATGTACTTGAACATCATTTCACCAAGACATCAAATGTAACTAAAAGAAAAATTACGCCAATGCCGACTAAAACGGCAGCTCCGCAAAAAGCTATGAGCAGGCTGCGAGCTTGGTCTAGGTGTTGCTGTGTAAGTTTCATTTTGTCTCCAATTTGTAAAACCACTTATCGCCTCTTCGCTGGCAGTTAATGTCTAGGCCGTTCTGTCTGAGTTCGGCAATGATGCTATTCACTGCACAAACATTTGCTGACTTGATGATGTCCAAGGTGGTAAATTCACCGCCCTGAGACAGCAGATCAAGCACACGATTCAAGCGGTCGCTACTTTCAATGCTGGCTGCGTTCATGTTGACTCCTTAAAAGTTCATGTCATCGTCAAGCTGGTCAACCTGCCTTGGGCGGCGGTCATCCTGCGGCTTTGGGTCATTCATGTATGCCCAGCCATCCCACCCGCCTTCACGCAGCGGGATGACATCAAGCTTCAACATTGGACCGTTCTTGGTCTCAATCACAGACCCGATTCGCTGGTAACGCTTCTTTGTTTGGCCTTCGCTGTTTCGATATTCACCAACGATGCAGGAAATTTCTTTGCTAACTTTTGACATTTTTACTCTCCGATTATTGATTTAAGGGCGGCTACTTTGGCATCTACTTCTGCCAAAAACTTCAGGACTTCTTCTTCGGTGATCTTGAGCCATTCAGCATTACGCTCGACTCGGTAAACAAATAATTGAGCTTTGGCTGGCATCCTCGGGTCAAAGACCACGTAATCACACCATGACCGATCAGCGCAACGCATCTGCCATTGCATCTGGGCGTAGTACTTGGCATCAACAGGGTTGGCGCCTTGAGAGTAAGACAGCCAGCATTCCAAGGCAGTGCTGGATGATGGGCATTTAATCTCCACCATTCCATCGTCACCCACCAAGCCATCAGGCGAGGCTCCAGAGGCTTCAATGTCGGGGTGAGGTATAAACCCAACCTCTTCAACCATCTGTCCCGTCTGCGCCTCGTATGAAGCTCTAGCAAAGGGTTCTTGCTCAGTACCCCAAGCCATTGCCGCATTGGAGTAAGACTCGGCGCGGGTTTGGGTGATTCGCTCCAGCACCAGCTGCGTCATGTAATTGGTGCGGCTGGCGCTGTAACCCGTCTTTGTTTTGGCAAGGACATCAGCAATACGGCTGGCAGTGACTTTGCCCAGCCTGTCGGCAAACCAGCTTTCGGTTCCTTGTTCTTCGCTCATGCTTTTATCTCCTGTTTAGCACGCTCAATTCGTGCCTTCTTTGCTGCAATAACTTTGGCTTGAAGAACCTGATTGCCTTCGCAAGCATCAAATGCGTCTTTGTAAACTTCTTTTAGTTGGTCTGCGTTGCCGCTGCCTTCAATCGCTAGCAAGTGGTCAGTGATGTCGGGCGTTGGCACTGCTGGCGCTGCCTTGCGGGTCGCTGCGTTGCCATCGTCATCCTCGGGTGCAATGCCGCAAGCTGCCATCAGGGAATAGCGCCTCGCGTATGTCAGGGCGCTGCCGTACCCCTGTGGGTCTTGCTTCGATGCAGGGACATGCAACTTGCCACATTCCAACATCTCGCCTGATTCGTGGATGAACACTGTCTCTACTGTGACCCCAGTCAGGTCTTCACTGGTGCGCTGAATCAGGGCAATGCCTGCCCCATTCAGGCCTTCAATGACAGCCTCAACGCAGGCTGATAGGTCTGCGTAGCGTGAACGGAAGTGCGGGTTGGTGCTGGTCTTGAGGGCAGGGCCAAAGGCTTTTTGAGCCTTAACCAGTGCGGTGGCTATTTGTTTCATGATTGCTCCTGTGAAAGTTCGATGAGAATTAGGTCAAGTTCTTGCTGGAATGTCTCTAACAATTCATCTTGGCTACGGATATGCGCCTCAAGCAGTTTTATGTGCAGGGCAAGGCGGTCTGCGTAGTTGGTGCTATGTGCAGCTGCAAGCTGGGCAAAATTTTCAAGCACTGTCATACATCCTCCGCAATCATCTGTTCGATGCGTTGGACAATGGCGGGGTCGATGATCTCGAGGCAGTCTTTGTGTGAGCCATCGATGTGCAGTGCAAAGATGGTGACGATGGCAGGCCAAGCGGGGTCGATGTCTGTGGCTGGTTCAGCGGGCTCCAGCTCAGCCATGCCGGTGAAGCGGAAGCCTTCAATGATTTCGTCAAAATGAATATTCATGCTATCTCCTTAAAAGACCCTTGCGGGATTGATGAGGCCGAAGCCTCGGTTGGTTTAATAGTCTTGACCGGCACGGGCTGGTTGCGCACCCAAAAACTCTGGGTTGTATGTTGTTGCCCCTGAAGCTTTTTGCTCTGCTTCAAAGGCATCACGCGCCTTCTCAACAGTCACAAACTCAGCAGAGCGCGTTGGGTTGGCGCACATCCATTCGACAAATGCGTCTGTCGGTTTAGGTGGTCGCGGGGCAAAGCCCACCTTTTTACGCCAGTTGCCGACTGTCTTGTTTGGTTTGCTCATGATGGTTTCCTAAAAAGACCCCAAGAAGTTCGGGGCATGTGTGTATTGTATAGGGTTCTGGACACAAGTCAACATTTTTTTAAATTATTTTATAGGTACTTTCCCTAATAAACAACAGCTCTGTTTTGTGTAGTACAATGCACGGATGACAAAGCAAGAAGCGATTGATCGGGCAGGTTCACAGTCCAAGCTGGCAAGGCTGCTGGGCGTGACCAGGGGCGCGGTCTTTCAGTGGAAGGCTCTGCCCAAAGGTCGCCTTTATCAGCTCATGGTCATCAGGCCAGAATGGTTTGATCGACTATAATTTTTGAAACCCAGCTAGGTGCGGCTTGATCTCCGCACCGAAAAGTGAACCCACCACCTGCTGACGTTTCTTTTTTCAGTGGGTTTTGCTGGGCGCTTTAATGCACTATTACACTTTCAATATTGCGGATTACCGCAAGGACACGGGCCATCTATCAACGCTCGAACATGGTATTTATCGCCAGTTGCTTGACTGGTACTATTTGGAAGAAGTTCCAATACCAAAAGAAACCCAAACGGTTATCAGGCGGTTACGCTTGGGTTCCGAGTCGGATATTCAGGCATTGCAAAACGTGCTTGATGACTTTTTTGTTTTACAAGATGACGGTCATCATCAGCTACGTTGTGACGATCAAATAGACCGCTATCACGAAAAAGCAGAGATCAACAAGATCAACGGCAAGCTGGGTGGAAGGCCAAAGAAAACCCAGTCGGTTATTTTTGGTAACCCAAACGAAAGCGAATCAAAAGGCAACCAAGAACCAGTAACCATAAACCATAAACCAATAACCATAAAGAAAAATACACTCGCCCCGCCTGAAGGCGTGACGGATTCTGTTTGGCAAGATTGGATAAAACTTAGAAAAGAAAAACGCGCTGCAGTCACCCAGACTGCCATTGACGGCATAGAGCGCGAAGCCCATAAAGCAGGGGTCAGCCTACAGACCGCCTTGGAAACGTGCTGTGAGCGCGGTTGGACGGGCTTTAAAGCCGATTGGGTGAAAGACAAAAGCCTGAGTAAAACAGGCCAAACGAATCAAACTGTAATGTCAGGTTTAACCCGTGGATTAGTTGGAGGTGGCAACAATGTCAAGCTACTCGGAAACTGATTTTTGCTCAATAGATGAAGGCCTGGACTACATCTTCGGGTACATGGGGGCTGTCTACGGTGCTTCGTTCTCCCGTCACTGGGAAAACATTGACCCAAGCCTTGTGCGCCATGTTTGGGCCAAAGAGTTGGGTCGGTTTTTGACCTACAAGCCAAGCCTGAACTACGCATTGGAACACTTGCCACCAACCTTCATTCCTTCGGCGGTTGCATTCCGGTTGACTTGCAACAATGGCCCAAGGATTCCGGAAAAACTGCTACCAATGATTACAAAACAATTTACTCAGGATGAACTAGATCAAGCAGAAGCTATCAAAAATCAAGCACTTGCAAAGTTAGCCGAATTGCGCCAAGCCTTTGCTGGAAAGGTAAAAAGCACTGGGGAGAATCATGAATGAGCTGGCTCTTTTCGCAGGTGCTGGTGGAGGAATACTTGCCGGAAAGCTCCTCGGATGGCGAACAGTCTGCGCCGTTGAATGGGAACCCTACCCAGCTAGCGTACTGTGCGCCCGACAAAATGACGGCCTTCTCCCGCCTTTCCCGATTTGGGATGACGTTCAAACCTTTGACGGCAGACCGTGGCAAGGAATTGTTGACGTTGTTTCGGGCGGGTTTCCATGTCAAGACATCAGCGCCGCAGGAAAAGGCGCTGGAATTGATGGAGAACGATCAGGAATGTGGAAGCACATGGCGCGGGTGGTTAGCGAAGTACGACCCAGATATGTCTTTGTGGAGAACAGCCCAATGCTCGTTACTCGAGGACTTGAACGAGTCCTTGGCGACCTTACCGCGCTCGGGTATGACACGAAATGGACTGTTATGGGAGCTGCCGATGTTGGAGCAAACCACCAAAGGGACAGAATCTGGATTGTTGCCAGCACCAACAATGCAAGGATTGAACGGCGGGAGCAACAGTCGAAAGGCAGCAATGGCAACGGGAACGTGGCCGACACCTTTAGCATCGGATTGGAAAGCAAGAGGCCCGAACAGCAAACAACAAGGACTTTTGGAGAAAGTGAAATGGCCTACACCAGTAGCCAGAATGCACAAAGACGGTGGAAATCCCTCGGAGTACAAGAGGAACGAGATCCCCCTAGCGGCACAGGCTGGTGGGCCGTTGAACCCCGAGTGGGTCGAGTGGCTGATGGGGTGGCCGCTAGGGTGGACAGACTTAAAGCCATTGGAAACGGACAAGTCCCATTATGTGCAGCAACCGCCTGGAGAATCTTAAATGAACCGACTTGAAGCAAACAAACTTTTGGACAAACTCCGTGAAGGACACAAATTCACTTTCGAACAAATTAGCGCCGCCCTCTACGCCACTGGTGATCTACATGACCCAATGCGAGGCCAGGGAATGGAAGAGTCGTTACAAGCAGAAGATCAAGCAGTTGGGCAAAGTGAAAGCCCAATCATGGTGGTTTCAAGTAAAGGACGACATTCTCAGGATTCGTGGACAGGCTGGAGTCGATACCTTGATTGCAGAAATGAACAGGCAACAAGATGATGCAAATTCACTTTCAAGTTGAGGGCGACCCCAGAGGCAAAGGCAGGCCAAGGTTCGGACGCTTTGGGAAATTTACTAGGGTTTACACCGATAAGCAAACCCAAGATTACGAAACCTTAATAAAGTCCTTTGCGATGGAGGCAATGGGCAGCACAGACCCACTAGAAACGGCTGTGAGCGTGTTTTTGTACGTCAGGCTACCAGTGCCGCAGTCGTACTCAAAAAAGCGCACAGAGGCTTGTTTGGGTGGATTGGAGCAGCCCTGCAAGAAGCCAGACATCGACAACATTGCAAAAACCTACCTTGATGGCATGAACGGGGTGGTTTTTGTGGATGACACACAGGTTGTGGATTTGCATGTCAAAAAGGTTTATTCCGTTGTGGCTGGTGTCAATGTGATGGTGATGGAGGTTAAATGAACCCCGAACAAGCAGCCCAAACGATTAGGGACAAAGCGCCAGCTTACGGTGAAGCTAAAGCGCAGCGGGTTTATCTTGAAGAATTCCGCAAGTCCAAAAAAGCCTTGCTGATGAAAGATGCTTTGAAACTGGGCGTAGAGGCAGCAAATGCCCAGGAGCGCGAAGCCTACGCGGACCCTGCTTATCACCAGTTGCTTAAAGGCCTGGCGCTGGCAATCGAGCAAGAAGAAACGCTGAAATGGGAGCTGGAGGCGGCAAGACTTGACATAGAAATATTCAGAACCAGAGAAGCAACCGCTAGACTTCAAGATCGGGCACACCAATGATTGAAAATATTAAAGACTTTTTTTCCTATCAAGATGGAAACTTATTTCGTTTGCAAGCATCTGGTGGTCAAAACATGGGCACTGTTGCTGGCTGGGAAACAATTTGCAATGGCAAAAAATATAAAAAAATTACTATTAAAAAGAAAACATATTATTTGCATCAGATTATATTTATGTATCATTATGGATACATACCAAAATACATTGACCATGCAGATGGCAATAGCTTAAATAACAAAATTGAAAATTTAAGAGAGGCAACACAAAGCCAAAATGTTCACAACTCACTAAAACGTACAAACAACAAATCTGGTTACAAGGGTGTGTGCTTTGTCAAAAATAAGTGGAGGTCGGCAATTATGGTCAATGGAAAAAACATTTCTTTGGGTGTCTATGACAAGATAGAAGATGCCGCACTTGCTTATAAAAATGGGGCAAACAAGTTTTATGGGCAATTTGCCAAAGCGTAAATGATTGCAAAGCACCCTTATGTCAGAAGCAAAAAGCTCTTAAAGCTGGTTGCAAGCCTCGACTGTCAATGCTGTGGGTCTGGTGAGATGGTCCAAGCTGCCCATACAAACTGGGGCGGCGGCAAAGGCAGGGGCATCAAGGCTGATGACAACTTGGTCGCTGCACTATGTCTTAGATGCCACTACAAAATTGACGCAGGGGCGAAATTGTCAAAAGAGGAAAGACAGCTAGCATGGAAGGCGGCGCACCGTAAAACTGTTCGGGTACTGACCGAAAGTGGGCGATGGCCTGTTGACATACCTATACCTGAGATAGCAGAATAGGGGCGCTGACAAGCAGTTGCCAGCCTTGGGGCTTAGGCCCCTTTTTTTTGTAGAATGACAGAATCGCAGAAACAAACCTTTCGCGGAGGTTACAAAATGGCAACAAAAACTGAAAAATCGGTACTAAAAAAGGCTGGGCCGAATGGCGGTGCTCGTCCAGGCGCAGGCAGACCAGCGTTTGAGCCTACTGATGCCGAGCGCAAGCAGGTCGAAGCCTTTAGCGGATACGGCCTCCCCATTGAGCAGATTGCAGTGCTAGTGCGTGATGGCATCGACACCGATACCCTACGCAAACACTTTGCAACTGAGCTGCAATCAGGCAAGGCCAAAGCCAACGCCCAAGTGGGCAAGACCCTGTTCAGCAAGGTAATGGCTGGAGACACGACTGCGGCAATCTGGTGGAGCAAGACCCAGATGCGATGGGCAGAAACCCAAAAGCATGAGGTAACAGGGGCAGACGGTGCGCCCCTAGAGTTCCGCGAAATAAGGCGAACCATTGTC